CTGCCTGGCCTGGGGCAGGTTGCTGGCGCCGCTGGTGATGAAGCTGGCGGCCTCGAGTGGTGGCAGGTACCTCATGGCGCCTCCTCGACCCAGCGCGGGCTGACCAGGTAGTAGCCTTCCGGCAGGGGCACGGCCTGCCCTGACAGCTGCCAGGTGCCATCGGCCTGCAGCGTGTACAGCCTGGCCTTGGCACCAGGGCCGATGCGGGCGGGCGCGGAGTCACCCACCAGCACCACCCTGGGTGCGCAGCCAATCGCGCACGCGCTGGCCAGCAGCGCGCATGCCGTCAATGTCCTGCTTCGCGTCTGTGGCAACGGTGCCTCTCTCCATGCGTCGGGCAACCCAGTCAAGCAGGGCCACGGCAAGAGCGGCCACGATGCGCTCAAGCATCGGGTGCCGTGGCGCCAGCCTGCTCGCTGGTGACCTGGTTGTCTCTTGCGGCCAGCAGGCCGATGCCCGCAATCACGGCAGCGGCTGCGGTGCCCCAGTCTGCCATGGTGGTGGGGTCGCCGTCCAGCTCGGCCATGAGCACGGTGGCCAGGGCTGCGACGATTGACAGCACGCCTGTGACGGTGGTGCGCCAGCTCTTCTGCATTGGTGTCTCCTGCCGCTGTGCGGCTGTTATGCCGGATCTGCCCACCAGCTCACGGCACCTGCCGTGAACGCCAGGGTGGCCTGGTCGAGCCGGATGATGCCGACATCGACGGGCTGGTTGCTGGGCAGCGTGATGGCGCTGTTGGTGTCGCCCGTCGGGTGCAGCGTGATGGCTGCCGACGAGTTGAACAGGGCCAGCCTGTGAGGCTCGTCAATGTTCGCCTGCAGCACGGGCGACTGCGTGGTGGTGATTGAGATTGAGTTGATCTTGATTGCCATGTGAACCTCATAAAGGAGCTGGTGCTGGTTTCGTGCCTCCACTCCCGCCGCCAGCTGCCGCGCCACCTGCGGGCATGGTGCCAACCCACCTGCCCAGCATGCGCATGTGTCTCTTGGGCGGTTCTGTCCACAGGCTAACCTCGCCGCTGAAGACCGTGACGCCCACAAGGTCAAGCTGTGCCAGGCCCAGCCGCATCACCTGTCCGCTGGGCAGAATGATGCTGGTGGGGCCAATGGTGATGATGGCGTTGCCCGACGCATGCACCGATAGCAGCTCGGAGCTACCCTCCGGCGCATTGGTGAACGGGCTACCCGTGGCGCTGATCTTGGTGTAGTACGGCATCAGCGCCCAGCCTCCAGGCGCTCGATGCGCTCACGCAGGTGGTCAAGCTCGCGCTGGGCGTTCGCCTGCCCGCTGGCGCTGGCCACCTGGGCCTTCGTCAAGTCCTGCACAATGTTGGCCAGCTCCTCAACACGCACCGTGTTGACCGTGAGGCGCTCGTCGCGACGGCCTGCTTCGGCGCCGAAGTACGCCATGCCGCCCACTATGCTGCCCAGCTGCACCAGGTTGATGACGCGGTCAACGGTGACGGTCATAGCACCGTCTCCGCTCTTGCCCGCACCAGCTCCTCGGCCAGGTCTACGAGTCGGTCGAGCCGCACGGCTAGCACCCATCGCGTGTCACCGTCCTCTCTGTACAGCGTGACAGGTATGGCACCGCCTGGTGCGTCATGTTCGGCCTGCCGCAGGTAGTCCATGGCGGCAATGCGGCGCCGCCTCTTGACCTCAACATGCACCTGCCCAGGCACCGTCACAATGTCGGGGCTGTCCGGCCCACCACGGTGCTGGCAGCCACGATGCGACAGCAGGCCCGTGGCCTGCAACCAGGCGGCTGCAGCCTCGCGTTCACCGTTGGCACCCTTGCGTCGGGCATTGGTCATGCCCCCAGTCTATCGGCCAACCTAGGCCACCAATGCAGCAGCGGCGCCCTTGTGAGGCGCCGCTGTGAAAGGCGCTGGCGTGCGGGTGCGCACGCCAGCGCCCAAGAGGATAGATGCGGGTTATGCCTCGGGCGGCGGCTCGAGGTGTGGGCGCATGCTAGGCCGAAACTCCACCAGCCACGCATAGGCGTCACGCCACGCGGCCACATGCTTGGCGCGCTGGGGCGCGTCGGCCTCGAGCCGCATGAGCTGCTGCTTGGCCCAATGCAGGCGGCGCACGGCCACCTCGGTGCGGCGAATCAGGGTTGCCAGCCTCACGCCACCACCTCCACCACCTGGTTGCGCGTGATGAACCAGCTGCTGTCGCACATGGCGCCAACGCCACAGACCCACAAGCTGACGGTGGCATCAGCGTCCAGGGCCAGCACGCGGCCCTCCAGCACGGTGCCATCGGTGTGCGTGAACCGGATCAGGCTGCTCTCGCGGAGGGTGGTAGGCTTGCGCATGGCTGACTCCTGTGTGCGGCTCGGCGCCGCGTGCCTGGCCCCAGCATGGGGCACGGGTACAGCCTACCTGCCGCCTGCCTGGCGGTCAAGAGGCTTGGCCATGGATTCGGCGCGGGTGCCCACCAGCTGCAGCCAGCCCTGCCGTTCTCGCCAATGCAGCAGCCGCCAGGCGTGCAGGTGCTGCCCCACCATGGCCTGGCTGCAGCCCATAAGCTGGGCCAGCTGGTCGCTGCCCAACGGCAGGGGCGGCAGCTCGGCCAGGCAGCCAGCCAGGGTGCTGCTGTCATGCCGTTCGGTGTGGTCGTAGCCGCAGGGCGGCACCAGCGACCTCCATGCCTGCAGCACATGGTGCGCCCCCACCGTGGTCACAGCGCGCCCACAGGCCGCGCCTGCGCCGCCACGCACACAATGCGCGCGCGCCCTGCGGCGCCTGCACGGGTGCGCCCTGCGGGCACAATGGCGCCCGCCTTGCGCAGCTCCCCGCACCGTTTCCACCAGCAGCTGGTGGCTGGCAGGTCTGCCAGCTGTGCCGCCTCCTCGTCGGTCAGGCCGTCGCTGCCTGCCAGCTCATACTGGCGCAGCAGCAGCTGGTGCGCTGGCGTGGTGCAGGGCAGGCTGTCTCCGGCAGCCTGGCTGGTGGCGTGCCCGTTGCGGCGTGCCCTGCCCATGGTGGCCCACAATGGCAGGTCAGTCATCCTCACCCTCCTCAAGCTCGAGTTCCCCCAGCTCGAGCTGCAGGGCTGACCAGCGCTCCTCATTCAGGCACGGGTAGACCTCGAGCCGCTCGGCCAGCCTGTCGGCAACCTGCAGCTGCTTGGCTGCATCGCTGGCAATGGCCACCCACTCAACCCAGCCGCACAGGAAATGATTCTCCCGCACGACGGTCACAGCCTCACCGTCCTCGCCGCCAAGCTCCTCGAGCTGCACCTGCCAGTTCGATAGCTCCAGGCTGTCGCTGTCTCGGCTCCGGCCAACGGGTGCCACATAGTGGCCTTCCCAGGTGGCGCCGTGGTAGTAGCGCGGCATGCTCCACAGCCGCAGCCTGGCTGGTGTGTATGCGTTGCTCATCGGCAGCCCCCCACGCACCGCGTGCCACGCTCGACTGGCGTGCCGCAGTCTTTGCAGCGCGGCCTGTCCGGCCAGCCCAGCGTCTCACGCGCCACCTTTGACAGCTCGTCCCGCCCTTCGCACACGCCGAAGTCGACGCTGTCAGTACCCCACGGCAAGCAGTCAACGGTGGCAATCTGCTCGAGCCCCTCGCGCAGGTGGTCGCACAGGTCTAGCGCTGCCTCGAGTGCGTTGGCCGCCTCGCGCATGCGCAGCTGCGCCTCGCGCAGGTCGCTGATGTGCTGGCCCTGCCATTGCCTCATCTTCGCCACCAGCTTGCGGTGCGCAGCCGTGGTGTGGCGCGTCACCTTGCGTGCAGCCGCGCCTGTCTTTGTGTCACCTGGCATTGGTCGCCTCCTGCCGCCCTTGCGGCATTGGAACCCGTTCGATGCGAATGTCGCGCGGCAGGTCAATGGCCAGCCGGATGGTGCCGTCCTTGCGGCGGCTGACATGCAGCACGCCGATGGGCACGCCATCGCGCGACAGCACCACCTGCTGCTCGTCCTTGACTGTCACCACTAGCATGTGCCACCTCCTGCCCCTGTAGCGCCGCCGCCCCCACTCTGACGGTGAGCAGGGGCGGCGGCAGGGGAGGCCAGCGGGTTGCCGCTGCTGGTGCTGGCCGCATCATGCGACGGTGCCTCGACACCAGCGGAGTCGGCGCCAAGTGTACCAGCCCTGCGCGGCCATTGATAGCCGTGCCCTGCCCTGGCCTGCAGCTCGGCGGCACGGTCAACCAGCACCGCCAGCTCCTCAATGAGCCGAAGGTCAGGCACAAGCAGCTCGGTGCCCTCTTGGTCACCGTTGTCGCTGCAGGCGTTCAGCTCGCTTTCGACTGCACCCATTGCCGTGTTCAGCGCCTCTGCGAGCATGGCCACCTGCCTGCCGTCAACCTGCAGGCACAGCTCGACCACGCGGCCACGCTGCAGCAGGCGGAACCCTGTAACCTCGAATGCACTCATGGCTGCCAGCCCTCCGGCATGGTGCATCGCGCCAGCACCATGAGCGCCTTCGAGTCGCTCCAGTCCTGCACGCGCGCTGGCAGCTGCGCGCTGCCCAGCATGCGCATGGCACGCAGGCTCTGCACCGCCTGCGCCACATTGGTGCGCGGCTGCGTGAGCAGCCATGCACGCGCAGCCTCGGCCTCGGCCTTGCGCTCGTCCTCCTGCCGTGCGCGACGGGTTTCAGCGCTCTCTGCGCGTGGCGCCGCCTGGCTGGAGCCGCTGTTGGCGATGCGCCTGTAGTGCTCGAGCAGGTCAGCCAGCCGGAACACGGTGCTGCTGTCCGCGCACCTGTAGCTCTCGACTGCTGCGTTCAGCCAGTCCATGCGCAGGCTGGACAGCCTGTTGGCAATGAGCGCACGCTCCGCATCGGTGGGCTGGTACTTGGGCCACAGGCCCGTGATGCGCTCACGCACCGTTGCCCAGGTTGGGCGGTCTTCGGTCACAGCCATGCCTTTCCTCCCTTGCGCGGCGCGCGCACACTCTTGTCTTCTCTACTCTCCTCTTCTCTAGGTGTCCGCTCTGTATTCCCGCCTGCCGCCTTCCGCTTTCGGTGGTTGCTGACAGCTCGAGCGACCTGCGCCCTGTGCTTGGCGGTCTGTCCGTTATGCTCACCGTAACGCGGCAGCATGACGCCATTGTCGCTCACCTGCAGCCAGTCGAGCTGCTGCAGCGCGGCGCTGAAACCGCCCTGCCCCACAAGCTCGTCCACCGCCTTGGGCGACACCAGCGTCAGCAGGCCGTCCGTGCTGTGCATGTCCGCATAGCTCCACAGGCGCACCAGCATGCCCACCGCGTGCGGCACATGCACGGCCAGCTCGGTGGCCAGCCACAGCACGCGCGGGTCTTCGTGCAGGTTCGTCCTCACCTTGATCCAGCTACTCATGCGTCGTTCCTTTCTTCCTTGAGCTGCTGCCACAGCCGCCCCACGCACAGCATGGTGCAGGCGGCATGCACCGCAACCAGGTTGGCGTTGAGCACCACGCAGCCAGCGTCGGCTGGCGGGTTGGCAAGTATCCGCGTGTGGCGCAGGAACTCGACCATCTCTTCGTGGGACATGCCCAGCAGCCAGCTGCGGAGGTGGGCCTCTTCCTGGTCAACTCCGGCCACAATCTGCGCCTCGTCTTTGTTCATTGCCTGCCTCCTCTCAAGCACCTGACGGCCACCACGAACCGCACGGCGCGGCGCACCATGTCGAAGCGGAGGTCAGGGCACAGCTGCTCCCACAAGAGTTCAATGGCGTCCAGCTCCTCCGGCTCGAGCTTGAGCGCCCTGCACAGCCGCGCGCGCGGCACGCCTGCTGGCGTACACATGAGGTCGAACGCAATGCCCGCCTGCACGAATGCCGCAGGCAGCCCAGCCTCGTCACCCAGGGCGCGCCCTGCCTCGAGCGCCTCGGCCAGCCGCACGCGGCCAGCCCGTGCGCCCAGGGCGGTGCGGAGGGCTGCGCCCTCCACACCACCCTCGGCCAGCGTGGGTCTGCCATTAGAACGGCAGCTCATCGGCCACCTCCTCCGCAGGCGCCAGCGCCTTGATGCTGCGCATCACGGGCGTGAGCTCACCACGCATGATGTACTCGACCTCGGCCATGCCGCCTGCCAGCGGCACCACCTGGATGCACATGGCATCAGGCACCACCACCTGCCGCACACCCGTGGGGCCGTCGAGCGTTGCCACCGTCCAGTCTCGGCCACCGTGGGTCTGCTTCTCGAGCTGCTGCACGCACACCTGCTCACGCACCAGCTGCTCCGCTTGCGGAGCCTGCGGCGCCTTGAGCTTGGCGTTGAGCTGCTCGAGCTGGCTGGGCGCCGCGCGCGGAGCCGGAGGCTGCTGCCTGAACCCGACGCTGGGCGGCTGCCCCTTGGGGTCATCATTGCGCCTGTCCATGCTGCCGTCCTCGTCCTCGCGCGGCAGCAGCAGCAGGTCACGCAGGAAGTAGCCCATGCTGGTGGTGAGCGCGCCAGCCAGCGCCTTGTCGACCGGACGGCCCTTTTCCACCACCACCAGCCAGGGGCATTGGAAGCTCATCACGCTGTTGCTGGCAGGGTGCTGCAGCAGGAACTCGCTGGCCACGGTCTGCCCGTCAGGTGACAGCTCCCACCCAATGCGGCTGAAGACCAGGCCCGCGCCGTGCAGCGCCTGGCGGCACGCGGCAATCATGCCCTCGGCGCTCGTGTAGCTGTACTTGTGGAACTGGTTGCGCGCATCCTTGCCCACGCCATTGATGCTGGCCTGCGCCACCAGCAGCGCGCCTGCCAGGCTCTGCGGCACCTCGAGCGCTGGTGCCTGGGTTGGCTGCGTGGTGTCGGCCTGTCCGGCCTGCTTGCGGTTACTCGCCATCGTTGACCTCCTGTGTGGTGAATGCCCACTCGGGCATGAGCAGCGTCTGCACCGTCGAGCTGTAGCCTGGCCAGGTGTCCTCGGCCTGGCACCGCGTGAGCAGCTCGAGCAGCCTGGGCAGCGTGGCCTCCTCGCGCACCAGGTCTGCGTGGTGCAGGTGGTACATGGCTGCGCAGTAGGGGCGCTGCTTCTCGACTGCCACCAGCACGGTGGGGCTGTCCCAGCTGCCAATGCCGTTGACCAGCATGAGCCGTCGGTAGAACGCCATCTGCAGCAGGTAGCCGAAGTCCACCACGGAACGGGTGAACGCACGCGGGCTGGCCGATTGGCAGGTCTTCACATCGACCAGCAGGCCGCTGGTTGAGTTACACGCATCGATGCGCGCCTTGCACGGGTAGCCGTCCACCTCGCCTGTCAGCACCACCTCGCGCATGTCGCACTCGCGCAGCAGCGTGGCCGTGCTGGTGCGGGCAATGCCACGCGCCATGCCGTTGACCATGGCGGCGTCGATGTGCGTGAGCGCCGTCTGCCCCTGCGCCTCGCACCGCGTGGTGAACTCCTCCCACGCAGCGCGCCCCTCCTTCGTTCGGCGGTCGACCTGCGGCGCCACCGCGTAGCGCTGGTCGTACAGCTCCGGCTCCAGCACAGCTGTGTGCAGCGCGCGGCCCACCCGCAACGCTTCGGTGTCGACTGGCTCCTGCATGCGCGCCTGCAGGTGCGCTGGCGTCTGCCTCGCCAGCACCTTGAGCCAGCTGGCCCTGGTGCCAGGCAGCGCCTGGTACTCCTCGTCTGTCATGCCACGGTGAATCATGCTTGACTCCATGCGGCTCGGCGCCGCCACCCCATGCGCAGAATGCGCAGGGCAGCCTGCCGCGCACCTGGTGCGCGGCAGGTTGGCCCCAGTCACTCCGCAGCCTGCTCGTCGCGTGGTTCCTGAATGAGGTGGTCAAATACCTCGTCCCAGTCCACATCATCGAACCGCTCGGCGTCGGGCGTCAGGTAGTGCAGCGGCTCACCGCTCATGTCCGGCAGGTACCAGCACCGCAGCTCCATGTCTGCAATGGCGTCCTCCAGCATGCGCCGCAGGTCTTCCCCGCCCTTGATGCCCTTGTGGTCACGCCGCCACTCAACCAGCTCGCAGCCCCAGTCCTGATCCAGCCACAAGGCCAGGTTCCAGGTGGCCCTGTTGCTCCAGCCATTGTACTTCTCGGTCTTCATTGCCTGACTCCTGCACGGCATCGGCTGCCGTAGGCCATGCGCCAGGGTGGCGCAGCACCACCATAGGGCATGGCTGGCAGCCTGTCAAGTACGGCAGGCGCCTGTAAATCGCACGGGTTACCTGCTTGACACAGGTTGCGGCTGCTGTACAATGTGCCCGTGCCCCATGCTGGGGCACGGCCACGGCAGCCGATGCCGTACAGGAGTCAGCGACATGCACAAGCACACGACGCACACGATCAACGGGAACACGGGCTACACGCAGGTCAGCGCCGTGGTGGTGAACGAGCGCTACCAGGAGCGCAGCGAGGTGGCCCGCCTGTGGGCGCTGTGCCATGAGCTCGACCGCGAGGCCGCGTGCAGCTTCGAGGTGTGCGACATGATGCAGGCGTGGCTGCCTCGCGACAGCCACTACATGGTGGCGCAGCTCGATGCCATGACGCACCTGCTGGTCGACACGCGCACGGGCGTGGTGGTCATGCGCGCAGAGGGGAGCCGCTGACCATGGCGCGCCACACCAACCTACTGGCTGGCATGTTCGCCATCACGCCCACGCAGCCTGGTGCCATGAGGCACGACTACTGCGTGCGGGTCTACCAGCGCCCGCGCGGCGCTGACGGCAGGTTCCTGCCGGACGGCTGGCGCGTGCTGCGCAGCGCCTGGGAGAGCAGCATCGAGCACGCGCAGCGCAGCCTCGCGCGGCACGGCGAGCTCACCGCGAAGCAGCGCGCCACCATCACGGCGCACCTCATGCGCTGTGACGAGCATGGCGTGTGGCTGCAGGTGTCGGAGGTGGTTGTCTTCGAGCGCTACGGCCAGGAGGTCGCATGACCAGCACCAGCACCATGACCGTGCAGCTCCGCACCACCAGCCAGCTGGTGCAGGCTGACCAGCTGCTCGAGCTGCTGCCTGGCCAGGCGTGGCGGGTGGTGGCAGCCGTTGGCCATGACCACCTGGCGCCGCAGGTACTCGAGGCGGCGCGTGCCTGGCGGCGCGACGGGCGCACCCTGCTGGTGCCCAGCGGCACGCAGGTGGCCGCGTTGCTGCTCGACCTGGCGCGTGACCTGGCCGAAGACCTCGAGTCGCACGGCGCCTGCTCCCTGGCTGACCTGCTGGCTGATGCCTGGTGGTACCATCAGCGCGACGGGCGTTGATCGCCCTGGCCACTCCCTGCAGCGCCCTGTGCTTCGGCATGGGGCGCTGTTATGTTGGGGCCATGCCCAGCCGCCAGCCCGTGCCGCAACCACAGCCACGCGGCGCCGTGTGGAACGACGCTGCCGCCCGCCAGGCCCAGCTCCGGCTGGCCCTTTCGCTGGCCATTGTGCAGGGCGCCCAGGGCGGCCCCCAGGGCGCCGCGCTGCGCAGGGCGGCCATGGTCGCCCTGGGCGTGCCCAGCGCCGCACGCGGGCGGCTGGCCGCCCTGCACGCCAAGGTGGCGGCAGCGGGTGTGCTGCGGGCGCGGGCGGCAGCCTGGCAACAGCCTGGCGAGGGCACGCCCACCCTGGCAGAGCTTGATGCCCTGACGCTGGCGTGTGACCTGGAGCGCCAGCCGCATACCAGGAAATGGCTGGTTGGCATGCGCGCCACCCTCGAGGCCAGCATGTACGGGCGCCCTATGAAATGAGCGCGTCGTTGATGCTTGGCGTGCCGCTGTTGGGCAGCACCAGCCCCTTGCCATACATGTCGAACATGCGGTCGAACGCCACATTGAAGTCGCCTTCGGCGTTGTTCGTCTTGACCAGCCGGAGGTTGTCGTTCACCACGAAGTCGGTGTCGCCAGCCAGCACCACCAGCGCCTCGCCGCCTGGCGCGATTTGCCGCATCTCTGCCAGCACCACCTCGTCCACATACATGCTGTGACCGTTGCTGACTGCGGTGGTGAGCTCCACCACCGCGTACACGGTGGACGGCAGCGACAGCGGCGCCCTGAAGGTGACGGTGCTGCGCGTCCAGGTGGCCAGCGCTGTGTAGCTGACGGTGGTGCTGGCGCCCGTGATGACCGTGCCCGCTGCGTTCTGCAGGCTGACGCGCACCACGCCCGTGGTGGCGCTGCCATCGGAGCGCCCCACGAACGACAGCACATACAGGCGGTCTGCAACCAGGGTTCCCGTGGTGCCGTCGGCTGTGCCCAGCTCCTGCCGGAGCTTCGTGAGCGTTGCGCCGTCGCCATCGAACCGCAGGCTGCTGGCGCCCCTGTAGACCACGCTGGTCTCCTCACCGAAGTCCGTGCTGGCGGCTCCCGTGGTGGCAGCCCAGCCGTCCGGCAGGTCGCTGGTGAATGCGTCGAATCCGCTGTTGCGCAGCTGGTTGGAGTAGCGCGGCCCGCTGTCAACGCCAGCATGCACGCTGGGCATGCGCATGCGCACGCCACTACCCGCAGGGAACCTGTAGTCCAGGTTGGGGTAGGCGCTGAACCCACGCAGCTCGAAGACCTCTTCGCCGCTGCGAATGGCGCCATCCTGCGCGTCCTGCACGCACCGCACCTCGAGGCGCTCGGTGCGCACATTCGGATACTGGGTGCCTCCGGCGCTGAACGCCAGCGGCACAAGCTCGGACGCCACGAGCGTACCCGTGCCCGTGTTCGAGCCGCCCGCAGCCACGCTGGCCTTCGTCACCGATGTGCGGTTCACGGTTTCGCTGTCAGCCGCCATCTCGCGCATGAGATACAGCAGCGCCTGCTCGAGCGTGCGCTCCGGCAGCACGCCTCGAGTGCTGACCAGGGAATCGGCCCAGCAGGTTTCCACCAGCGTGTCGGTGCAGGCGCGCTGCAGGTCAGCCAGTATGGCGCCCGTCTGCTGCAGGCGGGCCTCGAGGTTGGCCAGCAGCGGCGCCACCATGTACATGTCGGCATCGCTGTACTCGGCCAGCACAGCCTCGGCGCGGGTCTTCAGGTCGAGCTGGTGCGTGCGGACAGCGTCCATCATGCCGAACAGCTTGCCAAGCCTGGTGAAGAGTCCGTTGGTGCCGTCGTAGGTGAGTGCCATCTACTGCTCCTGTGTGCCTCTATCGACCAATGGCAGCGCCCTGTTCAGCGCCTGCCGCCTCTGTTCGCAGCCGCAGTCTGTGCTGCCAGTCGTGGCCTCGGCCACCTTGGCCGCCGCCCAGGCCACGCCTGTGGCGCTGGTGATGCGGTGCAGTATGTCGCCCATGCCACGGGCTGGCCCGCTGTAGTGCTGGCATGACATGCACCGCTCGGCGGTGGCCTCGCCCTGGCCAGCCGACTCGTTGCGGCAGCTGCCGCACAGCTGCCACCTGCAGAGGCTAGCCGAATGACACACTTGCGCCTCCCGTGAAATCGTCTCGCGCGATGCATGGCGAGTATGAGCTCAAATTGCCCAGCAGCACATTTGAGTTGTTGACGCCCAGGTTGCCGATGTAGTTGAACGGATTGCAGCCGCCATCGGCTGGCCCCTGGCATGGCTGGTTGGGTGCGCAGTCACCAGCCCTGAACCCACCGCTGCCAAGCAGGTCGAGCTGTATCTGCTGCGTGTTCGTGCCGTCGCCACACAGGTTGAAGCTTGTGATTTGCTGCGAGCCCGTGCCATTGCCCCGGACATTGAATGCCCAGCTTCGAGGCTTGGGGCATTGGAACCCGCATTGACACCCGAAGGTAGGGTGAGGGAAGTCACATGTGCCGCAGGTGACGCGGCTCTCGGGCAGCAGGCTGCCGCCGCCGCTGATGACCGTGCTGGTGCAGAGCCTTGGGCTGCAGTCCGTGAAGTCCTCGTTCCACACCACATCGTAGGAGTCGGACACCAGGCTGTAGTACCAGCTGCCGGACAGGTCGTAGCGCACACCTTGACCCTGACCGAACCCAGCCTGCACCAGCTGCCCTGTTGCGGTCAGGCCGATGGTGATGTGCGTGTCCCCGAAGACCTGCTCATTCGCCAGCGCTGGGTCGCAGCAGCCCAGCCCCTGCGAGATGTATGTGCCCTGCGCGGTGAGCGTGCATGTGGCAGGGAAGCTCTGCCAGTCGCTCGTGCCGAAGCAGGTCGCCTGGAAATCGTCGCAGTTGAACAGCAGCGGGCCGCCTGCGCAGCAGCAGCCGCTGGTGCGGCGCCTGCTCATCCAACCTGCTCCTCGCCATACGCTGTGAGCGTTATGGCTGATGCGGCGCTGGCGCTGGCATAGAGCCTGTCTCCCAGCGCCATCGAGATGGGCTGGTCTACGATGACCGTGCTGCGTGCGGCAATGGCCACGCTGTACAGCAGCGCATTGCCCTGCGTCGGGCTGGCCTTGGGCGGCACATGGTGGACGCTAACCGTGGCGCTGTTGGTGCTGCCGTTGCACAGCCACATGGTGCGCACCGTTGCCGTGTGCAGGCTGGGCGTCTCGTACAGGCTGGTGGCGTTGGTTGGCACCAGCTGCTGCACCAGCGGGCGTGGTGAGCTGTTGGAGCGGAAGAGCTGGTTGGTTGGGAATGAGCTCATGGCGGTGTGCAGGTTACGGTTAGCGTGTTACCCAAGCTGAAGTAGTGCAGGCCATTGGCGGTCTGACTCATCATCACCACGCAGCCATTCGCGACTCGAGCGTTGCGCTCGGTCACCAGGCCGCCAGCCGAACCGCCAGCGCCCACCACGCCATTGATCTCTGCGCCGTTGAACGCAGGGCCATAGCAGCCCGTTCCACCAGTCAGCCTGCCGCAGCGCCCGCCTGGCAGCACCGTCCATTGGTAGTCGTTCTCCTGGTTGATGCGCGCCTCGTCCCAGGCATACAGCCATTGATAGACGATGCCGTCAGTCCACGGTGTGCGCTGCTGGGCGCCCGTGATGATTGCGGGGAAGACATTGGCAGCAGGTGCAGCCACGCTCACCACCAGCCACACGGACTGGCCGCCAGGGCGCGTGAGCTGCCGGAGCAGCACCACGCTGTCCTGCGCCAGCGGGCTGGTTTCTGTGCTGCCGAAGGTGGGCGGCTGGAACGCGGGTTCAAAGTCCTGCGTGCCCTGCGCGCCGCTGCTGGCGCCACCTTCGCGCACCTGCCAGCCCAATGCCGTCAGGGGAGACTGGGCCTCGGTGGGCACCACCTCCTCCCACTCCATCAGCCCTTCGCTGGTGCTGTCCAGTATGCGCGCCAGCAGGTAGCGCTGCGGCAGCTCACCCTCGCCTGGCATGCCAAGCAGCAACGGGCGCAGCCTGTCCAGCATGCTGAACGCATCATTGAGGTGCGACCACTCGAGCCGCCCAACCTGACCTGATGTGAAGCGTGGGAAGTCCATGCTCACCAGTTCCCGCTGATGGCGTCGAAGTTACTGAACTTGGGGAACGGCTGGCGCCACAGCACCTGCTTGGCCCTGTCCTTCCCGTCGCGCTCGGCAGTCGGAATCTTGCCTGTGCTGTCTCTGTCAGGGTATTGAATCAGGTGGTAGTCATCCGCCTCCTGTATGCGGTGCTGCACCGTGTACAGGTTGACGCCCACGCGCCGGACATTGCAGCCGATGTACAGCGCCTTGCCCTTGACGATGCCGTACCAGGTCGAGCCGTTGCGCGTGCCACGGGCAGCACGCGCAGCCGTATAGATGGCTGGCGGGCCGCCCGTGCTGGCAACGGTTTCAGAGATGAGGATGTCCGTGGTCAGTCGAACCACCGACAGCGGCACACCTTGAATGTCCACCTGCTTGCCGCCCGTGATGATGTTGGCGCCCTCGACTGCGCTGACGGCTCCGCCTGTCGGGTAGATGGGGTCTTGAATCCAACGGTCAACGAAGGTGGCGCTGATGTCCAGCGTCCACTCCACATAGCCTGGCTCCGCAGGCTGGGCGCCGCCCGTGTACTCGGCGTTCCGATATGTCCACACCACCACCCAATGGTCTGTGCCAGGCTCACGCGAAATGGCGTAGCTCTGCGCATACACATCAGTCTCGTCGGGGAACAGGTCGCCAGCCTCCGGCAGGTGCCACGGCTCAACGCCTGTAGACGGCACGCCCGTGCTGGCGGTGCCGAAGAGCTGCCGCACCTCGTATGGCGTCTCGAGTGCGCTGCCCATGACATTGGCGCTGTCCCACACCTTGAAGGTGCGAGTAGCCGTCACCTTGCCCTGGTCATACTGCCAGGTGCGGCTGCCCGCCTGCTCTTGGATAACGATGTTCGGAGTGGCCATTATGCGAAGCCTCCTGTGCCGCCAGCCGCCGCCATTTTTTCGGTGGCCCGCATGGTGCGCTCCTGCACCTCGCGCTGCCGGAGCTTGGGGTACGGGTCGAATGTGAACGCACCCAGGGCCGTGGTGGCAGAGCTGGTCTGCGCCACGCTATCAGCTACGGCCCTGTCCGTCTCGGCCTGCTTGGCGGCCAGCTGTTCCTCAAGCTCGTACAGGCTGGTCAGAGCCTCGCGCTCGTCCTGGGACTGCGCGTCACGCAGCCTGGCCTGGTGCTCGAGGGCACGCATGGCCTGCGCCTGCTCGAGCTGCGCAGCGCGCGCTGCCTGGGCGTCGGTGCTGGCAATGGCGTCCACATACTTCAGCTCCACCTGCCGCATGGCCAGCGCGTCCTCGAGCGCCTGCACCTTGGCCAGTTGCGACTCCTCTTCCTTGGCGGCCTGCTTGGCCGCAGCCTCGGCCTGCTTGGCCGCAGCCTCGGCCTGCTTGGCGTCCTGCTCGTCAAGCTTGTCCAGCTGTGCCTGCGCCTGCAGCTCAATCATGCGCAGCTGGCGCGCATGCCGCTCCTCAATCAGCACGCGCTCCTGGTCGCTCATCTCGCGGGCCATCTCGAACTGCAGGTCGTAGTACAGCTGCTGCGCCTTGGCCTGCGCCTCGGCAACCACAGCCGCGCGCTCGTCGCCAGCCGCGCGCACCTTGGCCACCTCCTCCTCCAGCCGCATTCTGTAGTCCGCGTTGCGCAGGGCCAGCACGCGCTCTGCCTCGGCACGCGCCTCGGCCTCGCGTTCGGCGGCCATGGTCAGCCTGCTGGCGCGGGCAGCGGCCTCCAGCTCACGCATGTGTTCAGCCGCCTTGTCGGCTGCGCCAGCCGTGGCGTCGTAGATGGCCTCGCCCAGGTCAACGAACGCACCCGCGAAGGGTATCGTCTTGAACATGTCCAGCAGCGCCTCGGGCGTTTCCTTGTCGCTGCGCAGGAACCCAGCCATGCCCTTGGCCAGGGTGGCTGCAATCATTGGCCCTGCCAGCGTGCCCATGACGCCGCGCGCCTGCTCGGTGAACTTGCCACCGAAGTCATAGCCGAAGCTCTTGCCCGCCTCGCCGCCCGCCTTGACGCTCTTGGCCTTGGCCTCCTCGAGACCCTTGTCGAGCATGCTGGTGCGCGCCGCGATGTCGATGTAGACGCTGCCTGCCAGCATGGTCAGCCCTGCTCCTGCAGCCAGCGCTCAACATAGTCTCGGCACGCATCGTCGCTGGCGTTGCTGCGCACCAGGCGCCCCTGGCGCACAATGGCAAGCAGGCCATTGAACTCCGCGACAGGCAGCCCCATCGGGTCAGGCACGGCGCCCTGCGTGTTCAGCAGGTGCGCCTCTGTCAGCCAGTCCCGCTGCCGCTCACGCCCGCGCGCGAGCGGCTCACCCATTTTCCCTCGGCGTCCGACCACTCGAACCCAAGCAGCTGCAGCGCAATGTGCGTGAGGTCATCCGGCGACAGCGCTGCCGCGATGGCCGTGGCCCGCACCTGGTCGCCCTCGAGCGCGCACAGCAGAATCTCGTAGGCGCCCTCGAGCTGGAACGCCCAGCGAATCAGCCAGCTGGTCAGCATGGCCTGCTCACGCACCTCGGCTGCGCGCCGCATCAGCTCGTCGGCAGGCAGCTCGGCGGCACGCCCATCGGCAATGGTGGCATCAGCCATGCGGCGCGCCAGCAGGCGCTGCATGCCAACCAGCTCACGCACGCACAGGGGCCGCAGCAGGAGCGGCCCGTCGGGCAGGTCTACGGGCACATGGCCGATGGCCGTCATGGCACCACCACCTGCGTGGCCGCCTTGGCAATGTCCTCGAATCTCCGGCAGTCCGTGTCACGCACCTGCGCGCGCAGGCGTCCAAGAGATGCACGCGCACGCTGTATGGCTGTGGACGGGTCGATGCTGCCAGGCGAGACGCGGCGCGCAACCACGCCACCATCATGCATGGTGAACCGCACGCACCAGTCGCGCGTGCTGGGGGCCACCAGCTGCGCGGCGAGAATGGCGTTGAACTGACTCATGTCAGGTTGGTAGACCACACCACGGTGGGGCCGTTGCTGTCGTTGAGCTCGAAGTTGAGCGTCAGGGTGGCGTCACCGTTCTTGTCCGTGTTGAACGCCAGGCTGCTGAACAGCGCGTCGAAGGTGAGGTTGGCAGCTGACTGCGAGGCCGTGCCACCGTAGCACGACAGCACCAGCGTGCCGCCCAGCTGCTTGTTCGTCAGGTCTGTGTTATTGCCGAACGGCGACCCGTCAGAATCGCCAACGGACGGCACGCCCGCCAGGCTGCCCGTGATGTCAAGCACGCCCAGGCGGCGCGTCTTCGCAGCGTGCGCGAAGCCTGTGGTGTCGCTGCTCGTGTAGGCCACATTGGCTGACCACACCTTGACATTGAGAGCGTAGTTCGAGGGCAGGTCGACCAGCCCGTCATTTCCAACCGTGTAGATGGTGGCCATGTGTGTCTCCTACAGTAGCGTGGCACGCAGCTCGTACTCGTCTTCAATCAGCCAGGCGTCATCATCCTGCTGCGGCACACCTTGTCGCCGGAGCCTTGTGGTGACGCGGTCGTGTCCTGCCAGGGTGGCCGTCCACCCATCCAGCAGCGCCTTGAGGCGGGTCTGCGCTGACGCCAGGTCACCCGTGGTATCGGCAGAATCGTACATGCGGAACAGGATGCCCAGCACCAGCTCGTAGCCCGCGCTGGTTCTGTCGCTGCGGTCTGTGGTGACCTCGTACACGCACACGGGCAGGGCGCAGTCGCTTGGCGCCTGGGTGGCGTACACGCGGCCATCAAAGACATAGGCGAACCCGCCAGCTGTGTTCGAGCTGGAGATGCGGGTGCGCAGCGCTGTCAGCACGGCCATGCTCATCCTAGCCTCGCCACCCTTCGCATGGCGCGCGCCATTGTCGGCTCGAACAGGTCGCGCACGGCCTCGATGGTGGGCTTGATGTATGGCCGCGCGCGCACCCGCCCGAAGTTCCCTTCGATGCGCGCATAGCGCACAGGGCTGCCCAGCTGCATGCCGATGCGGTCAGGCGTGCTGTACTTGCGCACCTTGGCGCCCGTCGGCCCGCCAATCTGCCAGCTGCGCCGGAGGGTGCCTGTGTTGACCGCAGGCGGCTGCCCTGGCGCACTCGCCTGGTGCAGCCCCTGCTTGCGCATGGTCTTCGCACCCTTGCGGCCCTTGCCGATTCTGTAGATGCGGCCCGTGCCAGGCTTGCCGAGCTGCACCTTGAGCGCACGCTCAACGACCAGCAGGTAGGCGTTGACACCTTGCGTGATGGCCCAGCGCATTTGACTGGTGGCCTGCGGGTTGCCACGCCACTCGACGCTCATGCCAGCACCTCCGGCGGCGGCACGCGCACCGCGTCCACAATGGTGTGCGCATTGGGGTGGGTGGTCGCCAGGTCAGGCACGCGCACGCCTGTGACCCTGTACAGGTTGCAGCTGTTGCCCGTTGGCGGCTGCGCCACCAGGTCATCGGCCTGCACATCGACGGCGCCGTTGAAGTAGATGACGGTGCCGCGCCGCAAGCTTGTGCGCCCCTGCGCCAGCTGCTCGGCACTCGAGCGCTCCTGCACGAATGCCTGGTGCGTGGTGCTGGTATAGCTCTTCGCCACCATGCCGTATGCGTCCACCGTGGTGGTGGGGCGCCGCAGCGCCACCTGCTTGCCCATGGTGGCAATGAGCGCAGCCACGCTCACCGAAGCCTCCTGTACGGCGCCAGCAGCTGGAACGCCTCGCGGTCAGCCTGCGCCCTGCCCTCGAGGCTGTAGCTGTAGTCGCCCAGGCTCTCGCTGGCCAGGCTGTAGTCGCGCGCCCTGCCGTAGTAGATGCCAGCCGCCAGCATGCGCGTGGCCTGTTCAATGTCGGGCGGCACCTCCTCGTAGCCTGCGTCGTAGTCGGCCACAATGGTCTGCTTGGCGCTGGGCCACCTGTAGCCGTCATCGGGGAACCCGCCTCCGGTGAGGTACACGATGCCACGGTCAATGTCTGCACGGGTGTCCAGCTGCGCCTGGTCAGGGTAGGTCAGCGTGGCCGTGGCGTTGAGCAGGTCGCGCCCAGCGAATCGGTGCATGTACTTGACCAGGCAGTTCGATGCCAGCGTGGCGCTGAAACCCGTCTGCTGGTTGATCCAGGCCACCAGCAGCTGGCTGGTTGGCACCTGATTGTGGTTGCGGTGCGACACCGTTTCGTTGCCGTCGGCGTCAACCCGCGTCAGGCAGAACTCGTTCTCCCGCATGGTCACCGTCGCCAGCACATCGGTGCTGACGGTGCTGCTGATGGTCAGCGCCGCCAGGCGCCCGCTGCCCAGGTAGTGGACATGGCCGATGGGCGCCCAGCGCAACAGCACCGCACCCTCGCCTCCAGCCGTTGTCCACTCAATGACGCGGCGCTGCACCACCTTGCGGCGCAGGTAGCTCTCAACCTGGTATGTGGCGGCGTCAATGGCCTGCTCGAGCTGCGTGTCGTTGTCCGACACGGTTATGCCCAGCGTGGCCTTGAGGTCAGCCAGGGAGATGATGGCATACTGGTCAACGGCCACGCGGCGCCCTCCTGCGTGGTTTCATCGGCTTGACGGCTGGTTCTGTTGCGGCTGGCGTCTGCGCAGGGCCGCTGGGTGCCAGTATGCGCAGCACGCCCATGGCAGCGAACCGCTCGGCCAGCTCCTTGCGCATGACCACCGTGGCGCCCACGCGGTGCATGTTCCAGGGGCGCACCACCAGCACCACCACCATGGGCTCGGCTACGGGTTCCATGGCAGAGCTCCGTTGGCATTGTAGTCGCGCACATATTGGTGCCTGGGCTGCAGCTGCTCGTCCGGCCAGCTGCACATGACCTGCAGGTGGCCCACCCGTACCAGCGGCGTGATGCCGCACCGCAGGCCGTGCGCCCGCGCGTGGCTCCAAAAGTAGATGTCATCGTCCACGCGCCCGTCACCCCAGCCACCGTCCTCGGCAGGCTTGCCAACGAACAGCGGGCGGGGGAGCTTGGCCAGCGTCTCAACCCGCATGAGGGTGCAGCCGAAGTGTGCGGAGAGGCATGGCCACCATGGCTGCCGCAGGGCCGTGGCCTCCATCTCGCGCAGCGGCTGGCCGTTGCCGTCATCAAGCATGGCCAGCATGTGGTCGCGGTCGCGCGCCACCTGCAGCGGCGCCAGCACATCGAGCTGCTGCTCCTCGAGCAGGTGCCGCAGCACAAGCACATCATTGGCCTCGAAGACCGTGTCGTAGTCCACCGTCAGGATGTACTTGAACTTGCCCTCGGCGCACACCTTGTCCAGCTCACGCTGCAGGCATTGCCCCCAAAAAACGCCAGTCGTGCGCACCATGGGCATGGCCAGCTTGAAGCAGGCATGTGCCACGCATTGCATGTTGTCGCTCCACGCCAGGCGTGGCATGCTCATCACGCACAGCACATCACCCTGCGGCACCACGGGCAGCCGGACATTGGCCACCCTGCGTGCGCGCAGGTTCAGGCTGATCGGGTAGGCGCTGCAGTCATCTGCACCGTCCCAGGTTCCAACCACCTCGAGGCTTGCCATGCCCAGCAGCGCCTCGAGCTTCTGCCTGTTGAATATGGCGCCATGGCGGTCATCGGCGTCCACATGCCCGCCCATGAGGAAAGACTCGGTCACATGGCCGCCGCCATTGTGGTAGTGCGCCAGCACCTTGTCGAAGTCAGGCACGGCCACCAGCAGCTCACCACCTAGCCGGAGCGCTCGCGCCCACTCGCGCAGCACAGCCAGCGTGTCTCTGTGGCTGGCGTGCTCAAGCACATGGCTGGCCCTGATGCAGTCAAGCTGGCCGTCGGCAATGCCCTCCAGGCATTCCATGCGGCGGCCCTGCTTGATGTCCCACGGCTCATGGCCTGGCTGTGCGGCGTCCCCGCAGCCGATGTCGATTCGCTTGATGGTGTCCGTCATAAGACACAGCGGCGCCGCCTGGCGCCGCTGTGCGGGTAGGTGGTGCTGGCAGTCTATCAGACTGCGAACACATTGCGCGCATCGACGGTGCCAGCGCCCGTGGTGCCCGCGCCGTCCTGGCGCCGCCCCAGGGTGGCGTACCCCACCACCGTCGCGGAGGCGCCAGGCGTGACGCTCAACTTGAGGTACCTCTTGAGGCCGCGCGTGTCCACCTGGATCAGGTAGTACGGCGTCGTGAGGGTGGTGGCCGTGCCGTGCGTGCCGATGGTGAAGTCGGTGCCGCCCGTGATGCCAGCAGCCACCCAGGTGCTGTCATCGTCAGACTGCTCGACCTTCAAGGTGCTGGCCGCGTTCGTCACATTCGCATGCACCGCGATGGTGGCGTAGTCGTAGCCCTTGCAGTCGATGCTGGTGGTGGCCGTGGCGTTGGTGGCCACCGAACCCGATGCCAGCGCGTAGATGAACTTCTGATTTGCTTCGCGAATCATGGTAGTTGACCCTCCTGCTGGTCAGCGCGTGTACTGAATGATGGGGCCAGCCGTGGTGCTGTCGCCCGTGTTCGCAGCGACGATGTCGATGCGCTGGGTGCCGCGCACCGCCATCTCGTCCTGCTCGAAGGCGTTCAGCGCGCTGTCGGAGAGCTTGAGGCTCATTTCGCGACGGTCGCCGAAGTAGCACGCCTGCTGCAGGTCACCGAAGTACGCGAGCACGGTGCCGTCCGTGGTGGTGCTGGCCGGAGGCAGAACCTGCGAGAAGACCACCTCGTAGCCGAAGAAACGCGGCTGCACGCCAGCGGCAATCTCCGCAGCCGACACGCCACCAGCCGTCATGGCGATGCGCTCGAACAGCTGGTGATAGACGCTCTTGTGGCAGTAGAGGCGGCAATTCGGCCCCATGGCGTAGGCGGGCAGCCCAGCGAAGAGCTTGGCGATTCCCGCGTTGGTGATGGCCGTGGTCAGGTCGCCCGTGCCCGCGCCGGAGTCAACGACACCCGCGCTGCCCATGGCGTTGGCCAGGCCGACGATGCCACCGTAGCCGCTGGTGCCGTCGCCAAGGAACCCAGCCTCGTCCTCACGCTTGGAGAACTCGTAGGCGATCTCCTGCGCCAGGTCATCGGCAATGTTCACAATGGCGTCCTCGGCCAGCTCGTTGCTGACCGTGGTGAGGGTCATCAGCTTGCGCGCCACCAGCGTCACCTGGTCGAAGGTCTGCGTCGACTCGGTGCCCTGGCGGGCCTCGCCCGTCCAGTAGCTGGTGACGGTGGCCGTGCGGCGCGGCATGGTGAGCGTGTCGCGCGACATCGGCACGACCTTCGCGTAGCGCCGGAAGACGCCATACTGCTCACGCAGGTTGATGATGGTCTGCTCGAACTCCTCGGGCACCAGGAACCCGCCCGCGCTGTTCACACCTTCGGTGTGCGCCTTGAGCCGGAGGCCGTTGGACGCGCACCAGTCAATGCTCTTGCGGTGGCCGTTGGTCGCCATGAGCCAGCGCCCGAAGCGATAGGCGCCCTCGGCGTTGTCGAAGTTCTTCACACGCTTGAACGAGCGGAGCATGGGCGCGCCGCCAACCTGCAGCGCCTTGCGCACGGGCACGCCAGCGTCGAGCTCGAGCTTGACATGCTCGCGCACGCTCTTGGCAACCTGCTCCTCGTTGGCCTTGGCGCCGTCCTGCTGCATGGCACCGTCCTCCATGGCGTCTTCGGTGGTGGCGCCAGCGGCGGCGCGAATGACCACCTCAACGGACTCCGGGTCGATGGGCGTGCCAGCCTCGTCAACCAGCATGGCGCCCTCGAGCATGAGGCTCTTGGCGTGCGTCACGCCAGCCTCGCCGTGCTGGTTGGCTGCGGCCTGCAGCCCCTTGCGAAAGGTCTCGATGTTGATCGTCTTCATTCGTCTGCTCCTGCAGGTGTGTCGACTCCAGGCGCCGCCTCAAGGCCCATGCCGCCAGCGCGCGCCGCCATCAGCTCCACAGCCTGCCCATGCGCCGTGCGATTTCACGGCGCGCAATGGATGCCACATCTATCGTCTGCTTGACCTTGGGCCTGCAGGCTGGCGGCAGGTCAACCACCACCTGCACCCGCCTGGGCGGCTGGTACCCCATCCAGCGCTGGGCGTCGGCGGCGCTGACGGCGCCCTTGCGCACGGCGCTGACCAGCGCGTCAGGGTTGGCCTGCAGGGGCGCAATGCTCACCTCGCGGAGCTTCCATTTCGAGTACACGGTGTGAACCTGCTCACCGTACTTCTTGCGGTCATCGGGCGTTGCGCGCCGCATGCCGCCCTGCTCGGGGAAGTAGCCGATGCTAATGCCACGCACAATGCCCTGCCCCACCAGGCTGGCCACGAAGTCGGGGAAGTAGGTGCCCTCGAACCCGTCCGGCCTCTTGGCGAATGTGAACTCACCGACGATGCTGTTGGGCTGCCTCTTGAGAGACAGGCACCTGCCAACAGGCTGCTCGTAGTCGTGGTTCCAAAAAAGCACAGGGTTGCGCTCGTACTCGGTGGCGTTCATGCCCTGGGGCACCACCACCTCGAAGTCCCTGTCGAGCGCGTCGGTGGTGATGACCGCCTCAAACCCGCTGGCGGTGCTGCTGAACTTGGCATCGAGCGCCTTGCGAATCACGCTGCTCTCCTGGGGTCAGCCCCTGATGCGCCGCTCGGCTTCGGCGGCAATGTCCTCGAAGTCATCGGCAAGCACGGGCAACATGGCGCAGCGGCAATTCGGGTGCAGCGGCGGCCCCTGAACATCCTCGAAGTCGAGGTTCATGCTGCCACCACCACGCACCGCCAGCGTCTCGCCCTGGCTGTAGAACGGCTGGTCGAGCGGCACGCCCGCCTTGCCATAGGCTTTCGCAGCTGCGCTGCAGAACTCACAGGCGTCCGGCGCCAGCTCCCACCTCTTGCCAGTCACCAGGCCCGTGGCGCGCCAGGCGTCCTGGTTGGCCGTAGACGCGGCGCGTGCCGCCTCGGTGCGTGCAATGGTGGTTGCGCGGCGGCGCGTCATGTCGCCCGCAGCATCGTCGGCACCTTCGGCCCAAGCTTGCACGCGGTCAGCCAGCTCACCCACCGTTTCGCCCTTGGCCAGCCCGTCGCCAAGCAGGTCGCGCACGCGCGCCTCTGTGTAGCCGTTGACCGACGCCGCCGCCCGCTGCGCCAGCGTGGTGCTGGAGCGTGCCACATAGTCCTCGAGCTGCTGGCTGCTCCAGCCCAGCTGTGCCACCGCAGGCGTGCCCGCCACGCGCTGAAGCGTGTCCATGCCCAGCGCGGCGCCGCCCTCGAGGGCGCGCGCCAGGTACGGCTGCAGCGCCTCGGTGAGGTCGCGATTCCACTTCGCGCTGCGCAGCAGGCGCGTGACCTGGTTGACCAGCTCGGTGGTGTCACCACCGCCCGCCTTGATGGCACGCACCACCTCCTGCACCTGGGTGCGCAGCACGCTGGTGGTGCCGGACAGCCAGCGCTCGAGCAGCTCGTCATTCACCAGGGCGCCCGTGTCGGCCTTGGCCAGCGCCTCCTGGTCGTGTGCCAACCACCACTCGCGATGGCTCTTGACATGGCTGCAGCCGCATGACTTGGCCGCCTCGCGCTCACGGTCGAACTCGGCCACCTTGCGGGCCGCCCAGTCCCAGCCCTCGTCACCACCCCAGCCCATCCAAGCCTGCCACCCTGGCCCCTGCTCGTCCCAGCTCTCGCCCTGCTTGTCGGACTCATGGCGCTCGAAGTAGGCCACCATGCGCCTGATGGTCTCTTCCGACAGGGCCACCCTGTTCTGCAGGTCGCGCGCCCTGGCCAGCCCCACCTCGGTCATGCCACGCTGGCTGGCAGGCTTGGCCTCGCGCACCTCGAGCGCGCGCCGCGCATTGTCGGCAACCTGCTGCGGCGGCACGGTGTCAATGTCCTCGAGCGCCTTGGCGCCGCCGCACATGCTGATGGCGATGGCCGTCGCCTGCTCCTGGTCGTAGCCCTCCTGCAGCAGCTTGGCAATGCCACGGGCCACGCAGTCATCCAGGCTTTCGCCTGGCTGCGGTTCAGGCTTGCGCACGGGTGCAGGTGCCGCCGCCTGCTGGGCGTCGGCCTGCGCAGGCGCGGCAGGTGCCATGGGCGTGATGGGGTCGAATATGGCGTCGAGCTGCTCGGCTGCCACGGTGGGGAAGCTGGCCCGCGCAATGGCGCGCGCCGCCTCCTTCGGCAGCTCACCAGCCTGCACAGCTGTGGCCATGTCGACCAGGCTTTGAATCTGCGCGCCGTTCAGCGCCGTGTCGGCCACCGCATCGGCCTGCGCCGCCGCGTCGGCTGGCTGCTCAACGGTGGCGTCATCGGCCTGCGGCGCCGTGTCGGGTTCAGGCGTGGGGCTGGCTGCCGGAGCGGTGTCGGCGGGCAGCGGCACGCCTGCGCCGTATGGCATGGCCATGGGCGTGCCGCCCAGCGGCTGCCCATTGACATGCAGCATGTCAGCGTGCGGGTCATCGACAATGGGTTCGAGCCCCTGCTGCTCACGCGCCTCGTTCGGCGTCATCCAGCCATTCGCCACGGCTGCCTGGCGTTCGGTCAAGTCCTGCACCCTGTTGGCAGGCACAGGGTTGTCATAGGCCAGCGCGGCATCGTCCTCAAGGCCGAACAGGGGAAGCAGGCGCTGGTTCAGCACCTCTTCGTCCATGCGGCACAAGGGCAGCACGGTCATCTCGCGCCAGCTGCTGAACCCAGCCTCGGCGCTGGCCAGGTTGGGGTCATTGGCCTTGAGCATGCTGACTGGCACGCCGAACACGGCTGCAATCTCCTCAACAATCTCCTCGCGCCCCTCGAGGTCTTTGCTGGGGAACTGCATCGGCTTGAGGTCTATGTCGGCTGTGGTGACAAGGAAATGACCTGTCTTCCTGTTGCCGCGCAGCTTGGCCTGAATCTGCTGCTCGAGTCCGTCCAGCTGCTCGTCGCTGGCGTTGCCCTTGACCACCAGCGCATAGTCGGGCCGCGCGTGGTTGGCGAAAAATGCCAAGTCCATTTCGTGCAGCGCGGCATTGGCCTCGGCTGCGCCCCATGCGGCCTCGAGCTTGCCCATGCCGTAGAAGAGGTCGCGCGGGTTGGGACGCTTGAAATGCAGCACCTCCGACGGGTCGAGGCGCACGCTGCTCTCGCTGCTGCGCCCATACTGGAACGCAGCGATGTAGTTCTGCTCGTCCGGCACGATGCGCGTCCATTGCGGCGGCATGGGCCACAGCTCCGACGGCACACCTAGCGCCTCGTTGGTCACGATGTGCAGGTATGCGTTGCCCGTGAGCTCCTGCCACACCACGCGCAGCACGGCCAGGTCGAACCCGTTCGTGTACGGGTTGCTGCGCGCCAGCAGCTGCATGAGCGGGTGGCTGTCGGTCACCTCCTCGAAGTCCGCGCCAAGCTCTGCCGCCTTGCGCATGACATGCTGGCTGGGCTGCTGCAGGCTGTCGCCCGCCAAATATCGCTTGACCTTGCGGCTAGCCGCCCGCGTGTTCCACAGCTTGGCACCCGTGCCGCGCGACCGGACATACATGCGCAACGGGTTGGCTGCCACCGCCTGTGCGTTGATGGTGGCCGCCGCATAGATCCAGCTGGAGTAGGCGGCGACGGCTGCATTGCCGTTGAACGGCTGTGGTTTCCCGTCGTGCCTCTTGTCGCCCTGCGACATGCTGGCGCGAATGTAGGTCTGTGCGGTGGCCGCCTTGGCAACCAGGTCGCCTGCCTGCGGCACAGGTGCGGACAGCCAGCGGCGAATGGTGTGGAGTAGGGGCATCAGATCACCTTGAATACCAGCGGGCGTGCCTGCCTCTTGGCTGCCAGCGCCAGCGCCAGGGCGCAGACGCCATCGTCGTGGCCCGTACTTGCCTCGTATACCACGCGCCCACCCGTATATCGGAACGCGAACGAATCCAGTTCAGCGCGGAGCCAGCCGTCAGGGTAGCGCAGCTCCCGTGCCTGCAGCGCCACGGCGAGCCCTTCCATGAGCTGCTGCTTCGAGTGGCTGGTGAACTTCCAGCCCTCGGCACGCCTGCACAGGCGGGCCAGGTCTTCCATAATGGGGTCACCCACGCCCGTGCTGTCGATCATGGCTGGCACGCTGCCAATGAGCGCAGCCACACGGCTGCGCGTGGCACCCCAGTCGCTCTGCCACCGCTCGAGCACGCACACATGGCCGCTGGCGTCCAGGCCGCACACCACCGTCCAGTCGTGACTCTTGGCAAGGTCGACACCGTAGGCCACAGCTGGCTGCGTTGACTGCACGCCCACGCAGTCCCGTATGGCCTCCGCGCCGAACGGGTTGCTGCCATCGTCGCTGGCCTCGGCCAGGTACAGCTCACGGAACACATGCTCCGGCAGCTGCCGCTGCGCGTCACGCACCTCCTCGTCAGCCAATATGCCACCGCTCACAGCATCGGCTGCGGTGAGCTTGTGGTAGGCCATGTTGGGCGTGCCAGCCTCGGCCATGCGCGCCAACCTGTAGACCCAGTTTTTCCGCCCCTTGACATTGCCGATGATGCGGCACGGGCCACGGGTTGCGGTGAGCGTGCTGCGCACCGCGTTCCATGCCTCTTCCGGGCAGCGGGTTGCCTCGTCAATCACAGCGGCGCGCACATCGTCACCGTACAGGCTGTCAGGGTTGTCGGCGCTCTTGAACCACAGGCTGGCACCGTTGACCAGCTTGATGCACAATGAGCTCTCATTGGCCTGCCAGGTGCGCTGCTGCGCGTCGGCCTGGCGCAGCATGGCCACCATGCGCATGTATGCCACCTGCTTGGCCACAGGGTAGGTGGGCGCCACCCACCAGTAGCTGCCAGCTCCACCGTTCCAGGCTTGGGCCAGCAGCCACAGCAGGCACCCTGCGGTCTTCCCGCTCTTGGTGCTGGCCTCGATGACCACGAAACGGGCTGGGTCACAGATGGCCGCGTGCTGCTTGGGGTAGAGCGCTGGCAGCGCAGGCGGCTGCACCAGCATGGGTCAGCCTCCGGCGCCGCCGCCTGCAACCAGGGTGATAGGTGCCAGCTGCACCAGCTCGGTGGGCTGGCCACCATCAAGGCGCTCGACCTTGTCAGCCACCTGCAGCGCCGCCAGGTTGTCGCGCTGCATGGCAACCAGCACCTCGATGGCCCGCAGCCTCTCGCGGTCATTGCGGGCGGTGGCCACCACATGGGTGGCCACGCGCGGCAGGTCGCGCAGCAGCTCGGGTGCCAAGTCCCAGCCGCCATGTATGGCACGGGCCAGCAGGCGCAGGCCAGCCCGCTCATGGGTGGGCGTCACCACCTGCTGGGCCGCCTGGGGCGCCTGGGCCGCCCAGGGCGCGGCCTGGGCGCCTGGGGCCGCCTGGGGCGCCTGGGGCGCCTGGGCCGCCTGTGGCGCCGCCTGGCCGCCCTGGCGGCCCTTGGGCGCCCGCTGCTTGCGGCGCCCGCCCTGGGTGCCCTGCTTGCCCTGCCTCATGCCCACTCCTCCAGCCTGCGGCGCATGCTGTCATCACCAGCCCAATCACCGCGCAGGCACACCGTCACCATCTCGGCGTCAGGCTGCCGCACCCCACGGCAACCCATGCAGCTGTGGTGTGCCCTGATGGCCACCCCAACGGCCAGGGCGCCAATGGCGCCCCCAAGGGTATCGGCTATTTCGCGGGTCAGCCGCTCCTGCAGCTGCGGCCTGTGCGCCAGCACCTCCACCAGGCGCGGCACCTTGGACAGGCCCACCACCCTGTCGCTGGGCAGGTAGGCCACGGTGGCCGTGCCAACGAACGGCAGCAGGTGGTGCTCACACATGCTGGTGAACCTGATGCCGCGCACATACACAGCCTGTCCGAACGGCTCGGTGAAGGTGGTGCCCAGCACGCTGGCAGGGTCAACGCCCAGCCCATTGGTCATCTCGCGCATGGCCTTGACCACACGCCTGGGCGTGTCGCGCAGCCCCTCGCGCGTGGGGTCTTCACCCATGCCCTCGAGCAGCCTGACCACCGCGTCCTCCGGCCCGTTGCCACGCTCCCACGGGAACTGCAGCCAGGCGCTGACCTGCTCGGCTTGCGGCGCCATGCTGGCTGGGCTGTGCCTCTTGCGATACATGGCATCGCAGCGCAGGCCAGCCTCGTGGTACGGCTGCATGGTGCGCCCGCTGTCCACCAGGTCATCAACCACCAGCACGCGCTGGCCGTCGGCCTCGAGTGCCAGCAGCTGGTTCAGGTCTGCCATGGGGAACGCCATCTCGCAGTCCAGCCAGCTTGACACCAGCATGGCCACAGGCCAGCCGCCCATGGGAATGCCGTACACGCAGCCGATGTCCGCATGCGACCAGCGCTCGGCAATGGCCGCCGCCTGCTCACGCATTTCCCCCCACTCAACTCGCAGCGGCTCGGTCATCGCACCCTCCAGCTCTTGTGCTGCTGAACCGACAGGCGCCAGTCAGGGTGGCGCCGCACCAGCTGGAGGCACCACTCCATGGTGCGCCTGTCCACCGCCAGGCCGTCGTGCGCTGGGCTGATGAGCTGGTGGTCTGCCACCACCACGGTGCGAGGTATGGCCTGCCCGTAGCCGCGCACATACTTGACCTCATTCGCGCGGCGCTGCTTGATGGCATGCTCGGCCACCTTGGGGCTCACCGTCACCCAGTCAAGCTCGAGGTGGTCAAGGTTGATGCTGCCGTTCGTCTCAATGGCCACGCGCATGCCAGCGTCGTGCAGCGCGGCACACAGCCTGGCGTCGACCTGCAGCCCAGGCTCACCGCCAGTCAGCACCACCCACGGGCGCCAGCCAGCTGGCGGCTCGCCGCCGATGCCGTGCCGCAGCTCGTCATGCAGCAGCTGCAGCACCTGCTCAAGCTCGAGCGCGCGCCCGCTCTCAAACTCCGTGTCGCAGTCAAAGCCTCCGGGCGACTTGTCGCCAGGCTCCACCCTGCAACGCATGTTGCACCCAGTCAGGCGCAGGAACAGGCTCATCTCGCCAGCCCTCATGCCCTCGCCCTGCGGGCTGTAGAAGCACTCGTTCACCCTGTATGTGTCAGCCATTGCGCACAGTCCTCCAGCTGGGCCACCACGGTGGCGCTGTCCGTCTCCTGCAGCTCGAGCGCCACCACCTGCGGCAGCCGCTCATGGCAGCGCTGCAGCAGCAGCGCGGCCAGGCACTCCGCGCTCGTCGGGCACGGCAGCACCACACACTCCGGCACGGCGCACGCCACCGCGTCCTGGCGCCACGCCAGCGTGCGGTGGTCGAGCTCCTCGAACACGGGCGCGATGGCGGCGTCAATCTCCGCGAACAGCACGCCCACGGCTGCGCTGCCAGGCTGCACCTGCAGGTGAACCTCCACACCGTATCGGTGCCCATGCAGCCGCGCACACTTGTCCTGCAGCATGTGGTTGCGGTGGGCAGCGTAGAACCGGAACCGACGCTTGATGATCACGCTGCACCTCCGCTGGCGTATTCGGTGTGGTCAGGCACGCCCGCCAGCTCGAACGCCTCTCGGCGCTCGACACAGGTGCCGCACCGCCCGCAATGTATGGCGCCACCCTCGTAGCAGCTCCATGACTTGTGCATGGGTGCGCCCAGCAGGTCGCCGCGCACCACAATGTCGTGCTTCGTCATCAGCACGAACGGCGCCAGCAGCTCGAACTGGCTGGCGCCCCAGTTCCCCATGCGCACGGCCTGCTGCATGACCTGCATCCACATGGGCCTGCAATCAGGGTAGATGGCGTGGTCGCCAGCGTGCGCCGCGATTGACACGGCATCCATGTCATGGCTGATCGCCAGGGCCGACGCCAGGCACACGAAGGTGGCGTTGCGGCTGGGCACCACCGTCTGCTTCATGCTCTCATGCGCATAGTGCCCATGCGGCACGCTGCCGTGCCCAGTCAGCGCGCTGCGCGTGACTGCGCACAGGTCAACCCTGACCAGCGTGTGCGGCACACCGCAGGCCGCTGCCAGCTCCTGCGCCCAGTCCAGCTCACGCCTGTGACGCTGACCGTAGTCAAAGCTGATGGCACGCACCTCATCACCCTGCTCAAGGTGGTGCGTCAACAGCACCGTGCTGTCCAGGCCGCCGCTCAAAGACACGACTACACGCATGCATCCTCCGGTTCCGCAGGCAGCCTGCCGCGCAGCCTGCTGTACTCGTTCCACACCATGTCGAGGTCTACGCTGCCGCTCAAGTACATGCGCGTGCCCAGGTTGGCGCGCACCTGCGCCGACACGGCCACATGCGAGGCGACGGTGATGCGGGCCGCCAGGCTGCGCCCGCCTCGCCAGCTGCCGTCCTTGCGCAGGTCTGCAATGTCGTAGCCCAGCCTGGCGATGCCTGACGCTATGGCTGGGCTGATGCGGCCCACCAGGTCGCTGCGCTGGAACGCCTGCAGCACGCCACCACCAATGTGCAGCTCACACCTGCCATAGCGCAGGGCGCCCGTGTAGTTCGAGCTATCGCAGCTGTATGGCCGGAGCGCCTTGAGTACCGACAGCCTGTTGACGCCCAGCAGGTGGACGGCCTGCTTGGCCAGGTGGTCGCGCATGCGCATGAGGTACGGCACGGGCGTCTGCCCCTTGCGCACCAGGCCGCCAATGCACACCACGGGCGAGGTGCTGGCGTACTCGGCCAGCGCGTCGGGGCTGTCTCCCCGCGTCCACACGGGCACGGGCTGCAGCCCCTGCGCGCGCATCTCCAGGTAGTTCTGCCTGGTGCGCACAGGGTCGCCAATGACATCGAGCGCCACATACATGTGCGGGCGCACGGGCAGCGCCTTGAGGAACGCAATGTATTCCTGCAGCACAATGGGCCGCCCTGACTGCCAGGCTGTAAAGGCGCCGCTGTCCACCATGAGCTCTACGGCGCTGCCCATGCGCGCGATGCCATCGACCGCCTTGGCGTTCAGGTACGGGTATGCGATCAGCAGGCGCAGCCTACTCAACCACGGCTCCGGCGAACGGCGCCACGGCTGCCCGCACGGCATCGGCCACGGCCTCGCGGTCTGCCTCGTCACAGCGCACCGTGATGGTGGCTGGTGCAGCGGCTGGTTCCAGCTGTGCCTCGAGCCGCTCCAGCTCGGCCTCCGGCAGCTCCCATGTGCCAATGACCGCCTGCAGCTCACCCTCGGTGAAGTACGGCGCCAGGTCAACCTCCTGCGCAAGCTTGCCCAGGACGGCTGCGTCCCACTCGGCCAGCTCTGCCGTTCGGTTGTCGGCCACCGCATATGCCACGGCCTCGGCGTCAGCCAGGCTGGTGCGCACCGCGTCAATGTGCGTCCAGCCCAGGGCACGCGCCGCCTGCAGCGTGGCGTTGCCTGCCAGCACCACGCCATCGGCGCTGACCACAATGGGCCGCTGCTGGCCGAATCGCTCCAGGCTGGCCTGCACCGCCTCGAGGTTGCGCGGCCCGTGCAGCCTGGCGTTGCGCGGGTCTAGCTGCAGCTCGCCTGTGGCCAGGCGCTCAATGCGGCTCCCTGACCCTCGCGGGCTGTTGTCTGCAGGTACGGTCTTCGCCATGTTGCCTCCGCGCTGTGCGCACAGGCATCATGCACCGCTCATGGCGGGCCGTCAACCTATCGGCTGACCACCATGCGCAGCGCCAGCAGGTCTGTGTAGGCCAGCCTGGCGGTGGTGCCTGCGGTCTTGATGAGGCCAACGGTCACACCAGTCTCGCGCCCGCTGCCGCTGGGCAGGCCGCTGGTGGCCTGGTAGACCAGGCTGCCGTCGATGTAGAAGTCAGCGCCGCTGGCGTCAGCGGCAACCACGATTCGGAAGCTGTGCCAGCTGGTGTCGCCTGGCACGCCCGTGTCCTGGGGGCCAGCCGACACGCCCGCGCTGTAGACCTCAACCTGCCAGTTCCCGCTGCCCACGCTGTGCGTGTAGCTGAAGAAAGCTCCATCGAGCGGGTTGGTGGCGTTCCTGCGGTCGAAAAAGCCCACGCGCGCGCTGAACCCATTGGTGGCGTCCGACAGCGCGCCCAGCCGGAACACGCACAGCAGGTCATGCAAGCTCGTGCCGAATCGCGTGTCGGCCACGCTGGCGCTGCCCACGCCCGCGTAGCCCGTGGCCGTGGTGCCCGTGCTGTGGCTGATGATGCCCTGGTGGGTGCCGTCGCCCGTGTTCGAGAAACTGTTGGTCGCGCCTGTGCCTGCGCCGTGGTTGATCCAGTCACCGAAGTTCACGAAGTCGCTGTACAGCTGCACGACGCGCGACCAGTCGGGCAACCACTCGAGCTGCAGGCTGCCCTGGGCGCCACCGTCGGTGAGCTGCACATGGTCGCCAGCCGTCAGCTGCCTGGCCTGGGGCAGGTTGCTGGCGCCGCTGGTGATGAAGCTGGCGGCCTCGAGTGGTGGCAGGTAC